TTTGCAAAGCCAAGACCCTGAATGGCTCCACAAAGTTTTTGATACTCGTCGTAATTCTTGGCAGCACCCCTTCCAAGGTGCTGTTCTATTTCTATGCGCCGTTCATCAAGTTTTGACTTGATGTATTCCATCTCATTGGCGTAACTCATCAGTCTTTAGTCTCCTTAGATTTCCGCGCTTGCAACTCTGCATTTTTCTGAGCTTGAAATGCTTGTTGTTGCATCTGATCCCGGTGCTTTTGAAAATCAACTGTCCGCTGATTTGTCTGATGCCCGGACTGATCTTTGCTCTTAGCCGCTTCCAACAAAAGCTTGTGACCATCCAGTTGCTGACGGCCTTGAACTTCTTCTTGTTTAATCCTGAGTTCTTCTTGCTTCGCGGCGTTATCGGCTTGGTCTTTAGAAGCTTTGCGTTGAACCTCGGACTCTTTGATCTTGAGTTCCTGTTGCTGCATCTGCACAAGAGGGTCTTGTGATTGTTGTTGCGCTTGTTGCTGTTGCGTTTCTGTAGTGTTTTTCTGAAGCAATTTCCCGGCAGCTTGAGCTACAAGCTGTGCAAGTTGCGCTTCAATTTCTGGCGGCAACTCTTTAGCCTCTTCATCGTCCTCGTCCTTCATTGGCGGCAGGGCTGCACCAAGCATCTTCTCAATCTCTTTGCGATACTGGAATGCAACGTGTTCCATAACGTGCGCTGATGCCGCAGCTTGAATAGCTTGTGCCTGTGGGTTTTGGCCCATGACTGCTGCAATTTTGGGGTCATGCATTGCCGACATATGCACAGCCAAGTGCGCTTCATGGTCTTGAATCAAGAAAGCTTTGACTGGCTTGCCGCGCAAGATATCCATATTTTCAGTCACTGGATCGACTGGCTTCATGTCGCCTATGTTCGGAACAAGCTTTGTTGCATTCTTCACGCCAAGAACTTCAATCATCTGCCTATGCAGCAAAGGAAGGTCATAGAGTTGCGGGGCGGCTTGGGCTAACTGCATGACGGCCTGATACTGCACAACCCGCTGGCTCATGGTTGAAGCGTTGGGGTCACTGACCGGGATGACATCCACCATGTCGTAATCAGACTGCTTGGCGGACTTATTGCCCGTTTCCGGCTGATAGTCGTAATCCTTCGGCGTGTTGTCCCGAATAATTCCAGCCAGCAGCCGGAACTCTTGCTTCATCGTGTAGTGAATACGCGCTTGAACGGCGCTCATTACCTTCAAGGCTCTTTCAAGAATGGCTAGAGTAGTTCCTACTGGTGCTTGAGCCGACATATCGGATACTTTCATATCCGCCGTAGCTGCAAAGCGTTGGGCATCATTGACAATCTTGTCCATCAGCCCAGCCAAGACTTGACTCGGTTCCTTGTAAGGCAGCATCAGGATGTTGTCCCTGATTGCACCAGACGGCAGGTCAACGTCTCTAAACTCACCCGGGGCTATCGGCGTGTCGTCGCCCTTGATCCGCATTCCACGCGCTTTAAGACCGCCCGGGAGGTTAGATAGAGTCCCTGCATCGACCAACTGCCTCATCAAGGACGTAGCGGCTTTGGCGTGACCACCTATCAGGTGAATCAAACCAAAGTAATAGAAGCCAAAACCCGGAATGTAACCATAATGAACGAAGTGCTGACGACGGAACTTCAGCTTGTCGTCTTGCAGCCAGTTGCGACGAACTGACAGAACGGTGTTGGTGCCTTTTTCAATCGTGATGACATAAGGCAGGGCTATCCCCGTAGGTTCGCCATCCTTGTCTACGTCTTCATATCCCGCCAGATCAAGGTCAACGTGCATTTCCAAAAGCTGGAAGCGGTTATCGACAGTGGCACTAAAACCTTGCTCTCTGGCCTTCTCCCTCTCGACTTCGTCCATCACCATCACGGGGTCGCCAAGGTCGATGTTTCTGTAAAACCCAGCCACTTGAAGACGAATCAACTCGTTCTTGGTCTTCCGCATCCGGTGCGTAACACGCTCTGCGCTTTCCAGATTCATTGCGCCATAAGGCACAATAATGTCTTCAGCGGGGATGAACGAAGCGGTCTGCCTGTCTAGCGCGGGGTCGAAGTAAATCTTCTTGAAGGCGTTACCGGCGAGGCACAAAGAGAGGAGAAGGCGCTCATGCTCTGGACGATACTCCCGCATCACATCCGTCAACTCATAGTTCATGTCCTGCTCAACCCTGAGAGCGGCTTCTTTCTTCTCTGGAGTTTCTTTACCGATGATCTTAGTCCTGACCGGCCCAGCAGCGGGGAAGGTCTCCATGATCGTCTCGGACTGGAACTTGACTGCGCTCTCCATCAGCATGGGGTGAAAGACACCACAGGCTCCGGGCCACGGCTCAGTCCTGTCTTCATGCTTCAAACCTAGAAGCTTCAAGCCTTTAACATAGACATCCAGCCAGTCTTTACGGGATGTAATGTCTGTGTCGTAGTCGCCCAGAAGCTCTGAAGCTAGGGTCTGGAGTTCGTTCTCCCCCATCTCTTCAGCAAGGTTGGCGTCAAAATCATCTTCTTCCTTGCCAATCTCTAGCTCAATCCCACCTATCCCGATCTTTACTGACTCCGGGTCTTCGATTTCAATCTGAATATCCGGCTCTTCTTGCAAAGAATCCAGACCTTGAGGGGCTTGATAGAGGGCTTTTTCCATGATTTATCCTTAGTAATACCCAGCATTTCTGCGTGATTTGAACTGTTTTACTTCGTCGGCCTCGTCGGACGGAGCGCGAATGAATCCACCCTGCCGGAACCTTAAAAGAGCTTGAGTTGTTGAATCCACAAGGTCGTCATGGTCGCCATGCGGGAACTCAGCGCATTGCTCAACCACTTCTTCTGCCCACCTTGTGTTGGGACACCACACCAATCCAGATGCAAACATATCAGATACCGCGTTTACACGGGCTATCTTATCCGAACCCTTCCCCGGGGTGTATTCGGACATGGGAATGCCCATTTTCCGCATCTCATAGATCAGCGGAGCGCCAGCGGCCTTCTTTTCAACAATCAATGTGTCGGGATTCCACTGCTTCCATAGCTCAAATGCTGCCTTTTTGAGGTCTGGGAACTCAATCCGCTCTTGAAAGGCGTCTAAAAGGATGATATTGGCTGCTTCTTTGCCATCATCCCCGGGTTTATAGAAGATTCCCCATGTTGTGCAAGCACTGAAGTCAGCCCTGTTGTGCTTTTCAAAGGCTGTATCCCATGATTGGATGATGTATTCACAGCGCGGCGCTCTGTCCTGCTCCCACAGGTTCCACATATCCCGCTTGATAATCGCGCCTTCTTCGGATGTGGGGTTCTGCTGATACTGGGCTTGCCATTTAGAGACCGGAAGTTCAGCCCTGATCGCCTCAAGCTCTTCCTGACTCCAAAACTCAGGCCATAACGGGGTGCCAGAGGGCATTAAGGCTGGGAACTCTATGACTTCCCATTCATCTCCGCCACGCGCTGCGGAATGCTCAAGGATATGTCCCGTCAAATCTCTCTTAGCCCAGCGGGTCATCACAATAACAATAGCACCACCCGGTTGTAGGCGCTGTCTAGGGCCGGATGAATACCATTCAAAAGCTTTGTTGTAGACATCAAGGCTATTTTGCATAGCCTCCTGCTCACTGTGCGGGTCGTCAATGATCAGCAGGTCAGCGCCCTTGCCTGTTACAGCGCCTTCAACGCCGATAGCAAAGTAATCCCCGCCAGCATTGGTGTTCCACCGTCCAGCCGCCTTGGAATCTGAGGATAACTTGGTGCTAAACACCTCTTGGTAGTCCGGTGAACTGACCAAGTTCCTAACCTTACGCCCAAATCCAACCGCTAATTCCGCAGTGTGGGCGGCTTGAATAACCTTCTTTTCGGGGAATTTACCTAGAAACCACGCAGGTAACAGGTAGGAAGCAAACTCAGACTTGGTGTGTCTGGGTGGCATGTTGATGATTAAACGCTTTAATTCACCGTTGGCAACACGCTCAAAAGCGTTTGCCATGATCTGATGGTGCCTCCCCGGAATGAACGCAGCCCACATGTCCTTCACAAAAGCCATGAAGTTGTCTTGATTCATTGCCTTTTTGTGCATCTTGAACAACTGCCGAATCTTCTCTACCTCCTTTGACTTAGGCGGTAGGACAGTCAATAACTGACTGTATTTCGCAAGCTCCTCTCTGGAAAGAATCACAGTGCGGTGATCGAATCAACAGAGCGGTCTGCAATCTGGACGCTTCTGAACTTGTGACTACGCAAAGACAACATGCCTTCTCTACGAAGCTTATGCACCATCCGGTGAATATTGCTTCTAGCCTTCATTCCAAGCCCTTTTGCAATATCTGCGTAAGAAGGCGGAAAGCCATGAATCTTCACGTAAGCACGGATGAAGTCGTAAACCTGCGTCTGTTTATTTGTCATTCAATCTGCCATGTTTAAACTGCGAACGTTCGCACTCTACAGCGATAAGTGTTTAAACGCCAATGACTTTTTGAAATTTTTATATACCCCCCGGGGGTGGGGAAAGGAAAGAGAAGGGGGGGGGGTGCTAGCATGGATGCTGGGAAGAGGTGATGGGATGAGTAGATACGAGCGTAACTGGCGGAGGCGAGGAGGTAACGAAAAAGCGGTGGGTCGGGGGGTAGTGGGGTCAGCCGCTGGGGGATTGCGCCTATGCCCCGCGCAGAGCGTCTGGCGCTGTCCTATGAACACAGAGTCACATGCGCGTCATACAACACACATGACACACACACAGCGCACAGATAGGGCAAAAACATAGGGAGGAGCCTAGTTTAGGCCTAAGCCCCCTATGTAACCCATTGATTATTGAAGGCTTTCCGACGTATCGAAGGCTGTGCCATCCAGCAGGTGCAGTGATGACTCCAATTCTGCCTTGAGTTTCTCCGTGGAAAGCTCTTCGACCTTGGTCTCTACCTTGTCCGTAAACATCCCGACTGCTCTGCCCATAAGCTCCAGCGCCTTGAGCTTCGCGCTGTCCTGTTTCGCCGTATCTGCATGTTTCTTAAGCTCTCCCATGACGAATCTACGGGTGGCAATAGCATCGTCGATGATGTTTTCTGCGACGGCACTCCATACGTCTTCGGTGAGAGCTTGTATCCTGACATCCCTCATCAATCTACTTGCCCCCGTAATCACCAGATGTTCCTTCCTGTCCCCGACGTTGTAAGCAGTCCGATACGCTTCCCTCGGAGACTTGCCTTGTGCCACCAGAGAAGCAAAGCATCTCATCTTTGCAGTCACTACTCTCTTCCCCTTACGGACACCTCTTACTCTTCCATTCACTGTCTTACTGGGACGGCTTTCAGCAGCCGCCGTCTGTATCGCTTCGCTTATCCCCGCGTCTGCATCGTTCTCTGCGAACGTGCTTTCATCCCGTAGGATTTTCAACTCTTCCTTCGATAACGGCATGATCTTTCCCTCTGGTGGTTTAAACAGGCATCTAGACGAAGTCTATCCGTATTACCTGTGCGTCACCATCAATTTCCCTCTGTTCTCCTTCTGAGATTGTTTCATCCATCCTCTACAGTGCCTCTGTGACGGGTCTCTGAGCGTCTACGCAGTGCTTCCCTCTATACTTGATACCCATGCCGCAGCAGCATCCGCCTGTCTGCCTTCGGCCTTTTAAACCCCTTCCCCGTGCAGTTGCATGTTCTTCCCTCTACGTGCAATCAATCCACCCTCTGACGACCCTCTGAGCTTCCCTCTGAGCGACCATTTTCAGCGTCGTCGTCTTAACAAATCCTTACAAAATTCTTTGCCCGATAATCAACGACTTATCGAAATAGTGGGCTTGACACTACTTTTAATGCTTGCATCGTTTAAACGGCTGGTGCTATTGTTCGTTTGCGTCATGTTTCACATCACCTGCTGCTGCCAGATACAGGGCCGAACGGATGGCCCCGACAGCGACTCAAACGAGGTGTTGACGCCGAAGCTCTCAAGGCACCGAAAGCTCCTAGCCATCCTGAATCATGCTGTTGAATTGCACTGGCACAGTCCACATGTCCGGTGCGGTGAGTAAGAGGCGAATGCCCAACTCCACGCACCCCGACGACTCCCTGCTTGCTGCCTAGTAGACGCGGTTCAGGCTCTCCCTAGCGAGTGACCGTAATTGCTGATACGCCCCACGCGGAGGGGCCGAGACTTAGTAGGGGCATAAACGGGTAGAGCCGTCCCATTTTGAAGGAGCGCGTCATCACTGGCGCGACTCTTGGAGCGCATTCATTTGAGTGCGCTGCACGGGTCAATCACAAGGAGGCTCACCATGGAATTAGACTATACGCATCAAGGACGTAGGCCATCGGCGCGGCAGATCGTCGCCGCTTGGGTGGACAACGGCAAGCCGAATACTCTCATCGTGGAATACGGCGAGACGTTCGCTGAGTTTGTCTATGACGGTGGTCAATGGCACGACAGCGGCAACGGATGCCGTGGCGTTGACCGCACCGCAGTCTTGAAACTTTTGCTGTCACACGAGGAGGCATGATGGACAAATTCAAGATCTACACCAGAGCGCAGGTCGAATTCGCCTTGGCAGACTGCCATGAGACGCTGCGTGTCGGGGGGTATTCAGTGGATCACCCCTATGGCAAGAAGCTGTGGGCAGAGATCGATGCACTGCGGGACAGGTCTGCTGTCCTGCTTCGCAAGAGACCGGCGCGTGATCCGGTCTGGCTTTCAGCGCATGACTAGACCGAAACCCCGCGAGGGGTCTCGCCGTGATGCGGCGACTGACGAGGTCAGCAACGAGGGTTATTTCACGGCGGGGGCGCTAACCGCTTATCTCAAGATCATCTGAGACCCCCAATGAAATAACCCTTACAACGTTTAAACGGAGGCTCACCATGAAATTCGCTACGCCTAAAGGCTCCTACAGGGGCAAGAAATTTTACAACGTGCCGGTCAAGGTCACGTTCAACAATTCCGCTGGCACCGTAGCAGACTGGTGCAATCCGCCAACACTGGAATTCACGGTGCTGGCACCCAACGCAGCAGCCGCTGCAAACTGGGCGGCAGATCAGTATCGGGGCATAGCCGAAACTGAGGTCGTCGCCTACGGCCCCAAGGGGGGCGAGACCCATCGCTTCATCGGCTGGGAGTCAGCCATCGGTCACGCTCTGCTTGAGCGTCAACCTAAACAACTTTCAATCTAAGGGGGCGACATGGACTCATTCAATGCAGTGGGTATCGCAGAGGGCTTCATAGAGGCCGATCAAGATGAGCAGATTGAGGCATGGCAATACCTGCATACCTCTGGCTTGGCGTATCAGCTTCAAGGGTTTTTCGGACGCACCGCCCAAGCCCTGCTCCAGCGGGGCATCATCTCGTAGTGCCTAGCGGAGAGGGGCGACCCTCTCTGATGTGCATTGCTTGCATCGTTTAAACCCAAGTGCTATCATTCGATTCCACCAAGGAGGCTCACCATGACGACACGCGAAGAGTGGCTTAACAAGTTTCTCGGGGAGATTCGCCCCGTATTCCAAGCGGCAGGGTATCCGTTGCCTGACCGTATCCGCCTCACCTGCGGCTGGCCTAGCAAACTGGCACGTAGTGAGGCCAAGCGCCGTATCGGTGAACACTGGTCTCCCAAGGCCAGCGATGACCAGACACACGAAATCAGCGTCTCGCAGGTGGTCGATGATCCGCTTGAGGTCTGCGCCATCCTCGTCCATGAGTTGAGTCACGCAGCCTGTGACGGTGACGGGCATCGGGGTCGTTTCCCCAAGTGCGTGGCGGCGCTGTCGCTAGAGGGCAAGCCGTCCTGCACGGTGGCTGGCACTGCGTTTAAACAGGCATACGGTGAGTTGATCGACTCGCTGGGCGCTTACCCGCACAGCCGTATCAACGTCAAGGGGGAGCAAAAGACGCAGTCAACGCGGCTGCTGCTGGCGAAATGCACGGTATGCGAATACCCAGTGCGTCTTACGAAGAAGTGGGCGGCAGTGGGTCTACCCCGCTGCACCTGCGGTGGTGCATTTGCACTGGCATAGACCGAAACCCCTGCGAAGGGGTCGTGCCGTTACGCGGTGCCTGACGAGGTCAGTTAACGCAACACAATGGAGGCTCACGCCATGATCAAAATTAATTTGCAGGGTATCGAACGTCAAGTCTCACTCATCCCTCTCGCGGTGCTGAACGCCGCTCTCGTCAGCGTCGGGCTGTTTGCCCGTGATGACAAGGGGTTGGCAGTTGCCGCCGTCGTTCAAGCAATCACCGTCGGGAGCATCAGCCTTGACCAAGTCAAGGCGGCGTCACCCTCGACGGTCACGCCCAGTGCGTTGCCTCTCGATGTCCGCAAGGAGATCGAGACCATCAGCCAGCGCGTCACGCAGACGGTGACCGACACGAGCAATGCGCTTGACCGCATCCGCAGTCAGGAGCGCAACACGCTGACGCTGATCAGCGAGACGCATAGCAAGGTCGATGACCTGATTGCCGTAACAAAAAAGGCGCAGGACGACTCGCTGACGGCTGTCGAGAAGAAGATCAATGCCCGTTTAAACAAGCTT